ATAGGAGCGTTAATTCTATCAACTTCCGTTAAACCCAAAAGTTTATTAACATAGAACGAAACAGCGCTTCCTCTTCCACTTCTCGTAAGAATGGCATCATACTCTTTGACTGCCCTATCAACGATATAGTGGTCGAGAATGAAGTAATCTGCCATGCCGCAGTCTTCGATGATTTTATATTCGTACTTGATTTGTTCGATATATTCTTTCCAACGCTCTTTTGGTACATTATTGCGTTCTTTTGCCCAGCCTTCATTGATAAGTTTTTTAAGAACTTTATTACTATCCCCTTCGGTAATCTTAGGAATCTTAAATTCTTTATCAATATGAATACCCTCGGCGTTATCAAAAATAAGAGTATTCTGCAATGCTTCTGTGACTTCTTCTTCGGTAAGAACGCCTTGTTGCTTATATCTTCTATAAATCTCATCGGAATCTGGATAGTCAAGGCAGAACCCGCCTTCCTCCTCATATACAATTCCTTTTGCTTTCAAGAATAAATCTCGATATTTAGCATCTTCGGGGTGAATATAATGTGAGTCGTTGGCGTGGATAATTGGAATATTATATTGACGATGAACATCTAAAATCTTTTGATTATACTCTGCTTGGGTTTTATCTACGTGAGACTGCACTTCAAGATAAAAATTCTTTCCAAAATGATCTTTGACTGGTACTAAAAAATCTGTATACCAAGAATCTTCTCCTTCCATATCAACAATAACATCTTGATATACAGGCACTTCTTCGTCATGCCCTACTGTATCTACATAACCAGGGCCACTGTCATACATGCGTTCAATTTTTGTTCCAACTTTTCTTTTTTCGGTAACGACTTTTTTTGCCTTAAACATTCTCCCAGCGATACAGGCGGTAGTTACAATAACCTCATCGCCTGGCAGAGAAAGTAAAAGCTTTAAGTCTATCCTTGGCTTATAATAATATCCGCTTGTATTTGCAATAGACATAATTCTGTTGATCTCTCTGCGAGCATTCTCTGTCATCGCAATTAGAATTAAGTGGTACATGGCACGAGATGATTTATCTTCAATGTTATCAACATAATATGCTTCGATACCATAGATACACTTCAATCCATTTTCTTGACAAAGAGTATGCGCTTCAAAGATATTTCCTTGATATCCATGTTCTGTCGTGAAGTATGTAGTATGGCTAAGCTCCTTGGCGCGATTAATGTAATCGATTGGTTTAGACACGCAATCAAGTGTTCGAAGATTTGAATACATTGTATGTTTGTGATAATTATTATATCTCATTCCTTCACCTCAATCATTCTTCTTTGTATTTACTCCAATTACTATAATCAACAACCAAGCACTTACTCGTAGGTATCGCCCACATAAAAATGTCATACCAACTCATCATATAAAAGCGATACGTCGATTTAATATCCCATAAGACATTTACCCAAAACATCTTCTTGAAATCTCTCTTATGTACATACTCAAATCTTTCATCGGTTTTTATATCATGCATATGCCACTTCGGATTATGTACACCTTGTGTGAGTACGCAAGTGTGCCCTTTATATTTCACTCTATCTCCAATATTTAACTTAAATACGCTCTTAATTCCTAACCATATAAAACGAGTTTTTAATAAAAAAGATTTAAAATGCTTCATATCATATACCTGCCTTGTTAAACTTTCTTAATATCCCCACGATTTCCACAAGGTTATCCACAACAAAATCCACATCGTCTTTCGTCTGGTCCCCAAATGTAAACCGTACCGTACTACCAATGTCATCATCTGACATCCCTATTGCCTTCAACACATGCGACGGTTCGTGATTACACGCCGATCCCGCAGAAGCGTAAATACCACGCTCATTGAGCATAAGTAATAATAACTCACCACTAATACCTTTGAAACAAATTGACGCATTATTTTTCAATCTACGGTCACCAGTTGCCCCGACCAAATAACACTCTGGAATTCGCTCAAGCACCTGCCGTACAAAGTAATCTCTAACTTCGCCCGTAGGATATTGCAAGTGTTTTATAGCCTCTCCAAGCCCAGCAATATATGGCACATTCTCTGTACCACCTCTGCGCGAGTTTTCTTGTGAACCGTAGATAATTGGCTCCAACTCAATGCCCTCTCTCACATACAAGACACCAATGCCCTTTGGTGCTCCAAGTTTTTGTCCACTGAATGACATCATATCGATGCCTGTTACATCAATCTTGCGGTCGGGAATAAGTTGCGTTGCATCCGTATGGAGAATGCCACCGTAATAATGGACGAGCTCGCTAATGGCTTTCATATCTTGGATTGTACCAATTTCATTATTCGCATATTGAATACTAACTAATGGCGTTGTGTATACCGCAGACTTAAGACGTCGGTCTAAAGCATCTAAATCCACAAATCCATCTTTGTCAACATACAGCCTATCGCGTTCATACAGATAGTCACCAGCTAAATTAATAATGGACTTATGTTCAATATTCGTTGTGATAAAAGTATAGTCGCCTTGGTATAAAAGCCCACACAACGCAAGACTATTTGCCTCGCACGCCCCAGATGTGAAGATAATCTCAGATGGCTTTGCGCCGATGAAGTCTGCCACGATTTTACGGTTTTCGTCAACTACTTTTTTAGCATCTCTTCCTATAGTATGTAGAGACGAGGGATTTCCCCACGTCTCAATAAGGCATGTATTGATTGCGTCGATCACCGCTTGCTTTGGTTTGGTTGTTGCGGCGTTGTCTAAGTAAATCATTAAATCACTCCTTTAAGAATACATATTTCCATTCGATTGCTTCATCAATATCTGAGGAATAACATTGCACTGTGCGCAATAATACATCTTTATAGCTATCCACGTCCATTTTAATATCTTCATTAGTAGTTATATTGAATCCTCTGCCGTGATAAATGAGTTCGCCAACAAACCCTCTTTTCAACTCTGGATATCTAATATGACTATATACAACTATTTCATTGTCGTAGTCGTTAATATCAATGCATCGCAATTCAAACGTATAATTGTCATTTTTTAAGATAATCACCATGTCTTTAAAAACATTCATATCTATACTCCTTTAATCATTTTGTTTTGTTATTATAATACTTTTCCAAAATTTTGTCAAACGATTTGACGTAGTTATTTGAAAAAAAATTAACGACGTACACAATCATTAACAACATATTCTACGTAGCTACGTAAATCAAACCCGCCATATCCAGAACTCAACATTGTAAGTCTAGAGCTTACCTCATCAACGAGTTTTCTATGTGTTTCTTCTTTAATTTCATTCGCAATTTGTATAGCTCTTGTTTCTATATCCTTTTTAAATTCTTCAGATTCAACAACCTTGGCAATTTCTTCTTTAAAACTATTTGCTAAGGCGGCCTTAACCATCTTCTCTATCTCGGATTCGGTACTCCAATAACCGTTGCCACGACTATTTAATGCCACCCACGCTTCTTTTGCTTTTTTATTTAATTCTTCTTCTGAAATTTGTGCCGCAAACAATTTTGCCATTTCTTGCCCAAATACTTTATTAATTTCTGCATTAAGTTCCATATGTTTTCTCCTATTTTAATCATTTTGTTGTGTATATTCGTCAACCGTCAGTTGGAGGAATTTGTTGCGCCCATAGTAAGGATTTGCCAACACGCCAACAGCAACTAGTGGCTTATCATTTGTCATTGTTTTCCAGACATCAGTGTTCCATTTAACTATGATTACACCAGTCTCATTGTCAATTACTTTTAGATGCTTCTTGCTTGAAAAAGTATCTACCTTGTAATCTTCAGTTCTAATCAACACTTTAACTGGAGCGAAGCCACTTCCAGATATTCTATTTATCGCATTTAGCTGCTTAATCAAATTCTCATTTACTTGCGACGCTTCAATTTCAATATCGGCCTCAACGCTAACGCTAAACTCAACATCTTTAAGTTTTTCTTCGATTGCAATTTTAAACCCGTCGAAATCGACTGCTTTAATAAATGCACCGGCCGCATTAGGGTGGCCTTGACATAAACACTTTCCTGTTCCATTCGCTATTTCTAAGAAGTTATCAGTTCCAACACTACGCATACTACCTGCATATTGGTCATCTTTCAATCTTAAAATAAACAATGGCCTCTGATATAACGATAATAATTTATTGCCCAAAAGACCCGTTATTTCGGCCTCAGTATCATTCTCTAATATAAAGAACATACACTTCTTGTCCAACTGAGATTCACCTTGTTTAAGCAATCCATCTAACAAAGAATCTACAACTTCATTCTGACGTTCCTTGCAATTTTTCAAATCTTTAACTAATTCATCAATTTCATAGGAATCATCCGTCAAAAACACATTCATTGCCTTTTCGTTCTCAGACATACGCATGGCTGCATTCACCAAAGGCCCAATGCTAAAGCTAACAGATTGACTATCGAAACAGTAATTTCCAACCATCTTCTGCACAACTGGATTGTTGAACTGCGCCAATCCCCTATAAGCAATATAACGATTCTCTGGTACCGCCATTGAACTCATATCTGCTATTAAACCGATAGCTGCATATGCCCAAAGGTCATCACTATAATCTGTCAAATTTAAATAGTCTGCGTATAATGCATATTTCATACAAACGCCGGCGCCAGAAAGTTGGTCGTTCGGATAATCTTTGGAAGAACTCACAAGCACAAAATCCAAATCCGCATCAAACAATCTCTGTTCTGGAAGGTGGTGATCGAACACTACTAATCTCACGCCGGTATCAAGAATTCGTTTGTACACGTCAGGATCGTTGTTTAATGAATCTACGATAATCATTACCCCAACGCCATCAAGTAAAGACAAATCGAAATCCTCTGCGCCATGCTTTTTCCCATCGTTGATAACACACTCTACTTCCGCCCCACATTTACGCAAATAACGTGTGATAATCGCGTTTGATGTGCAACCATCTGCGTCTACGTCAGCCAACACAAGAAACTTTTCTCCCATCGTAATGGCGTCCTCAATCATCTGATATGCCTCATCCAGCCCTTCCATCTCTTCAAATGGAATTAGGGAATCTTCAGACGGCTTCAAAAACGAACCAATATCATCTATGCCCCTGCTTTCCAAGATCGCATCGATGATTTCCGCATCGCTCATTTTGCGGCCATCAATCTTAGCTGTTAATTGTTTTATCATCGTTATCACTCTCCAACGCTTTAATCTTCTCGTCCACCAATTCCTTGCAGATTTCGTCAATATTTTCAATCAAAGTGTCCAAGTTAATAGATACCATTCCTCCACGATATTCGGCGTGATATAGATTATGGTATGATTCTTTCAAATGACCTTTCAACCTTTTCGCAAACTTCCCTGCCGTTTCCTTGCGTACTTCTTCCGCTTTACCTTGCCAAAAAGCAAGCCTTTCCTCTAATTCAAAAAATTCTTCGTCGTAATGATTTGCCGTATCGCATATTTCTTGCAAATCCTTAAACTCGTATTCAAACCCTTCCCAAAGATTTGAAAAGTAATACAGTTTGCCGTTCTTTACTTCGTAGCCGCTTGCCTTTTCCCTTTTAGCAAGTTTGATTATCTTTTCTATCCGTTCATAGCGTTTGTACTCTTTATCCGTCAGCACAACCGCACCTTCGGGGATTTTGCAATAACCCGCATTGTAAAGGTATTCGGCTATCTTCAAATCACCATTGTGTTTATTGCCGCCAATTCCTTCGCACAGATACGGACACCCGTCAAGGCATTTCGCCATTTCTTCAATCTGCTTATCCATTGTTTACTCTCCTGTTCCACATTTCTATTGCTTGTTCTTCGGTTGGTTGCCACGAAATTGTTCCCCACGCATATCCACACTGACAATTCACTCTAAATCCGTAACTTTCGTAACCACTATAATAATCTCCGTCCGACACAAACAGCCAAGAAGTTTGACAGTGTGGGCAGGGTTTTAATTCTTGCTTATCCATTTTGTAACTCCTTAAATTCCTTACCACAAAACATCTCCGATTCGTTGCCATACAAGCGTTGTTTTCTTCCATTCAGCTTTTAGCATTGATTTTAGTACGGAGAGTAATCCCTTGCAAAAAGACGCTGTTTCGCCAACAATATCGTACTCAATTAAATATGTATTATCGTCTGCTGTACCCATATTGATACTGACATTAAATCTGTTCGCCCAATCAATAATGCCTTCAATCGCTCGTCTATGTTTTTCTTCATAATCTACCAAATCAACAACATTTTGGTCTAATTCAAATACTCCTTTAATAAACTTTTTCATTCTTGTAACTCCCAACCATATTCACCCGCAACAGCCATAAATAATGGTTTTCCATAAGGTGCATAGCAATCAAAATCCGCAAACTTATTTTCTAATACTTTACACCAAGATTTTACGACTTCGTACATAAGATTTGCAGAAATGCCCCTTTCGTCGCAAGCCTTTTCCCAACCAAATTCAACATCTTCCTTTAATTGAGCAAGGATATTTTCTTCCGTCCATTCTTTCGGTTCGTGTGCCTTTTCTTTTTCGGGGTCATTGTACGCGAATCCAAGGGTTCCCATTTCTGCAATCGTTAAGAATTGACATAATCTTATGCCAAATCTATCGTCCATAAATGTCTGATATTGTTCTTCATAGTTTTCTAAAATTTCTTTAATATTTTTCATTCTTGTAACTCCTTCAGCTTTGCTTCAGCTTCTTCACGGGTGAGGAATACGGTTTTGCCAATATCGTCTAATCTGACTATTGTGTGACCATATCCACTAAAATTGCTCGTTTTAATTTCTGTGTAAATTGATTTAACTTCGTGTGGTTGAATACCAACACTTTCACTGGCATTGTTTATAAAAGTTTCGTAATACACCGTATCGCCCACCTTGCAAGGCAACTCAATCAGCGTTCCCTGCTCGATTTTATCTTCAAGCTCGGCAAGGCGTTCCGCAACTTTATTTGGAAGTTTTTTAATAAAAGATATATCAGCACCGTAATCATTTTTTACAGTAACAGCACCACAAATCCGTTTCGTCAATCGCTCGTATGCCATCATTCCACCTCCACGCCTTTGCTCTTAATGATTTCTTTTAACCTTTCCATTGAAACGACTTCTATTTCACCATACTCTTGCGTTTCTACAACAAGAATATCGCTATCGTCTATCTCGCCGTAAATTTCTTTTGCCGTGTATTTACGCACTTGCTTTATCTCTTCGACTTGCTGAGCAAATACATTTTCATTTACAATCTCGCCATTCATATATTGACGAAGCATATCTTTCAGCAATTCATTTTCTTCATATAAATTACAATGCTCTTGTGTAAACTTCATATCGTTTAGACGTTCGATTTCTGCTTTTTGCTCAAAATATCGCCGATAAACATAATCGCTATCTGGAAACCCCGCTATAACTCCTTCGCCTTGTTTGTCTAACTCTTTTTGATATTCCTTTTTCCACTCTTCGATAAACATTTTGCGGTATTTTCTATTGTTATATAGATCAAAAACCGCTTCATATTCTTCAACCTCACTCTGCAAGTCGATTACATAATCAATAACGTCTTCAAATGTTATAGTTTCATTGTTGGTCGGGTCATACAAAATCACTGCCTTGCCATCGAAGGCATTTAGTGCCTGCATAATCTTTTCTGTCTTTTTTATTTGCTTATTTTGTTTCTCATATTCAATGGCTTGATTTAAACCAGTTTTAATATCTTCAAAAACACTCATTGTTCGTCACTCCTTTCATATTCATCAAGTCTTCTTCCGCATTCAGGACAGTACTTTGGATAATATCGTGCAGACGTAAACCATCTTTGGCACTCCTCAGACCATTCATCAAATTCAATACGAGTTGGTTCTCCATACCCAGAGCTAATGCGAATACATCTGTTTTTGCCGGCGCATCCAACACCGATTGAACAAGAATCGTTTTCATCGGTTAATGGTGTGCTAAACCAATCATCTTCTGATTCTTCGTAAATTCTGCTATTAAAGCAAAATTCACAATATTTAGGTTCTATATTCTTCAATTCCTTTTCTGTTTTATATAAAGGACTGTCTATGATCGGTATGCCTGAACAATCACACTCATTATGAAATTTGCAGAAATTGCCAGTTACGAAACAATATCCACCGTCTTGACTTTTATCAATATCTATCAAATGATTACATGATCCACAATTCATATTTCATTTACCTCATTATATTTCGTCTTCATCGTTTTCGATTTCGTTTATGTCGCGTATTTCATTATTTAAAATGTAATAAAAATTTTCTTTTCCACCATCTGTCGGAGATTCCTTATCTCCAACACACAAACTATCTCGCCAGTCAAAGAATGTGATTTTACATTCACGCATAGCGGCGTATGATTTCAGCATCTTCGCATTGTTATACGTTGTTTCAATCGGAAGACCCTCATCCAACATAAAGCAATATTCCTTGGCATTAAATCCAAGGAGAATTTTAGCCTGTTCGGAGCTTAATGTACTACCCATAATTGAGACTGCGCTGTTGTATCCATAACTATCGCATGCTAGCGTTGCCTTTTCCGATTCAAAGATGCAAATCCTATCGGCATTCATAAGGTGTCGATAATTTTCATGGGCGCCATACAAAACCATTGACTTTTGCGTTGGCAAGTCATAAATATATTTTGGGTCTTCTGGATTATCTGTTTCATAATTACGGCGAGATTTTATTCCAACCAACGAACCAAATATATCTCTGATTGGTATAAGTATTCTTTGTGCTTCGATTGAGTATCGTAATCCAAACTTCATTTGGCTCTCCAGACTTATATGGCTTTGGAGGAATCTCAAATTGCCACACTTCGCATACTGATCAAGAATACTTTCGTCATAAGTCCTCAACTCTGGCTTTGCATTCTTTCCGACGTTAGCATAAATGCCATTGAACAATTGATATTTTTTAGGTGGGCTCCAATCATCTCCGAGTCCAAGTATCTTTTTTGTTTCTTGCAAGACATCTCTAAAACTAACACCGCGCTCAGTCATTATAAACGAGAATATGTCACCAGAAAAATTTCTCGCATAATCAGATATATTTGCAAATTCATTATTTTTCAATCTCATTGAGATGTTTTGTCCGCCACTTGGATCACGAGCGAACCTTATTTCTAAAGGCTTGTGATTGATGTGGCAGAAATTATATTTTTCTAAAATTTCCACTATTTTTTCAGGCTCTTGTAACAAGCGTTCTTTGATATCTGTTATAGTTGCCACATCCTACTCACCTCCAATCATTTTATCGTGTTATTCTTATGAGAAATCGGTTTCGTCAAACTCCCAACCGCCCTCGTCTTTAAAATAGTAACTTGCATACTTTCCGTTACCATATTCAAAATGGCTCACTGGAACGTGGTTTGGCATATCTGGGTCATAAAATTGCCATGTCGGATTTCGTTCGACTTTCGTCTTTGGGATAGCGCCATCATACCCGCCGTTCCAATAAATCAATTCTTCTTTTAGCTGCTCCCAAGTAAGCTCTTCGCTATACTCATTAAAGATTTGAACATCGGGCATCGTGCAATAGTGTTCAATGTCCTTAACAGACTTAATCCCTGGAGCTGCTTGCAGAAGCGGGAGCCAACCACCTGAGCGCTTACCAAGATGGATTTCGTAATGAAAATCGGGTTCGTCGCTAAGTTCATATTCGCCAATTTCTTTGGCTATTTGTTTGTTCTTAGTTCGCATATAAAAGTTAGTTCCCATTTTCTACTTCCTCTAATTCATATCTATCCTTATCTACCGCCACAACCTTAAACTCTAAGGCCGGCCATCTCTCTTTTGCCCATTTTAGCAACGCATTCTTGGCCCTAGTTAAGTGCGTAAACCAAGTCTTGTTGTAGTCTTCATAGAACCATTCGCACGCGTCCTCATATTTCATTGTTGGATATTGCACCAGAAAGCTCTCTGTCCCTAAATACCCAATTTCTTCAACTGTAATGCCTTGGTTGTAAAGAACGTAGACTTTTTTGCCGATTTTAGGTTTATCTGCTTCTGTTTTGATGTCCCAGAGGTAGTTTACGAAATGCGTCATATTGTTTTGCACCTGTTCGCTGATGTCAATTTTTTGCGCACCATTAGGCCAAACGTGTATGCTGTATGGATAATGGCCCCATTGCTTCTTGTAGTCTTCATATTCAGCGTTCAGCCCGTCTAGCTCTTTTTGGTCAATGCGCGGAGGCCACGATGTGATTACAGTCTCCATTTCGCACTTTCCACCGTAATAATAAAACAACTCTCCACGAAGCTTTTCTGCAAACTCTTCTTTGGTCAAAGGTTCCTTCATTAATTTTTCCACATCTTCAGCGAACTTCCAATGGTCAAAAATATTCACGACTTTGATTTTACGACCATTCCAGTCTTCTCTGTAGACATACCATTCTAATTTTTTCATTTTGTTTCTCCTAATTATTTTGTATTGTAATAATACCCCATTTTTCGCAATTTGTCAAGCGTTTTAATGGGGTATTTTGGAAAAATTTTAAAAAATTATCTCCCGTCAGCAATATGCCCATGCTTTGGCCTACACCAACACGGCTCTGACCAAACTGCCATTGCGCCGAAGAACTTCAACATAATAGCGCAGCCACTTGAATCGCTATTCTCTGAATTTCTTGACTTGCCTAGAAAACACATTTTCCAAGAATATTTTGGATCACATTCGTAGGGACGTTCTTCGTACTCGCCAGTAGTCTCATTTAACACCTTTTGGAACGGTGAACAGAAGAATTTGGAAGTAGGATCTAATTCTTCCTTATATACATCTCTAAGACAAAGCAATGTATCAAGCTGTTCAACAATACCTTTGGCGCCGCTAAGCATCTGAGACCCTAAAAACAACGAACCTTTTTGATTCTGAGCCAACTGCACCGAGCAGCACATACAAATATTCAACTTCTTCGCAAGGATATCTAAATCTCTACTATATTGGACCAACTCTTCCCATCCAGCCAAGCTATCATTTCTGCGATTTGAATCGGCGATTTTCAGCGTATCAAAAATAACCACGCCATAACCCATCTGCAGAGCATAATACCTCACTTTTGACTTTACAATATCAAAGTTGTTTTCTGCCAATTGAATAAAGTGAATGCGGCCTTTATAGTACTGATTAAAATAATCCTTGGCTTTATTTACCATTTCAACTTGTTTGGAGTCTTTCTTAAACGAACCAGACATCAGCCTATTTTTTGTGACATCGGTATAATGAAAATGCTTGTAAAGAATAAACAATAGCATATTCATTTTCCATACCTTGCTGCTTTGCTCGTTACAAATAATAAGAATTTTATCCGACAATGCCATCGACATACATACAGAGCTCCAAAAACTGGTTTTACCGCTGGACGAGAAACCGGCCACGTAATGACTGGCTTTTCTAGTAAATCCAAGAGTCAAAGATGATAAGTATGGGAATACATTCATATCTTTGCCGTCACAGTCCTTGCCGGCCTTGGCATATGGAATCCCATATTCTTTTTCATCTGCCAAGTCTTGAATAAACGCATCTGTAATTTCAATATCTTCATCCTCAAGCAGATTAGCATCATAACCACCATCATATACTTTTGCTAATTGTGCTTCGAACCAATCTATAACCTGGTTGGCTCTCAAACCCTTAAAGTATTCTAATGGTGTAGTCTTGGTTTTACCAATAACCATTTCTTTTGTTAAATTAAATCCTCTATTGTAAAGACGGAGTATGATATTATATTTAGACAGCGCATCCAATATGCTGTCTCTGTTTTTAATAGAGACAATGCTAGCAATATTACTAATCTCTTTCCATCCACCCTTTTCTTGGAATTTATCAAGTATGTCTTGTTCCAAATTACTAATTACAGCAACTTCATTAAAGTCCACGACGCTCTTCTTGCGCAACTGCTGTGCGACTTCAAAATAGAACTTGCCATCGGTAGACAGGAAGTCTGCGGAACTTAATCGAGTTTCTTCGAGTATCAACGGATCTTGCCAGATTAATCCAATAGTCGAAGCCTCCGCATTAATTCTTCCATCTAATAGCTCCGCGGGGTATTTCTCCTTGACGCCGCTCACCCATACATTCGTCATATTAAATCATCCTCCACATCTTCTAAGATCATTTTTTCGATTTGAACATTTATTGTTGGTTCAAACAATTCAAAGCTGGTATCAATCACAACTTTCTGCTCTCTCTTAACAGGCTCAGCTGCATTTGGTTTAAAATCATACAATGAATTTTTTAAAACTGCCGAGAAATACATAATTTTTTGATTCTCGTCATCATATTGTCTATCACATATCTTTTGTAAATAATCCTCATTTTCTCGTATGTACCGATAAATCACTTCATTTGATTTTAATTTATTCCATTTTGTCAACTCATCAAATAGTCTTGTGTTTTGAATTTCGTATCCAAACATATCACAAATCAGATAATAAACCCTATCTCTATCCTCTTTGAATTTTCTTTTACGCTCCTGCTCTGCTTGCCACTCTTCTTCACTACAATAGTATGTATTGACCTTTCGAGTACTACCGGTGACCACTTTATACATTTCATCGGTATTACCCCTTTTCCCGCATATTCTACATTTTGCTGGTCTCCCCATACAACCGCCTCCTTAATCATTTTGCATTGTCTCTCTTTTCTTGATAAAAATCGCATTTACTCTCGTCGCCGCCGCACTCGCAATATTCCATTTCTCTGGTGCCCCAGCATTGCGGACGACCATATTCTGTGTGATAGCAATCACACGTAGCAGTATTTCCATCGCCAGATTCATCCGGCGCATTCATGTCGGCCTCTTCTCTAAATCTTTCAACCGCTTTAATCTCGTCTTCGTTAAGCCACATCAACTCAGGTGCTCCCAGCCACGTCTCCCTCTGGTCGAGCTCAAACTCTATTACGAAAATTCCACAATCATCGTGATACACCTTGCAGACGTACTCATTTTCCGTAAGCAAGTCCAATTGTTTGCCGATTGCCTGGAACATTTTATCGCGGTTGTTATCATATGTGTCTATATCAAAAGTTATATGGTTTACTTTAGTCATTTTTGTTCTCCTTCTACATAATGTATTAATGCTGAATAACGATGATGTACGGATTCATACTCATCCATATAATCACTCATAGAATATTCGATATTAACAATGGTTACGTCACTATGTTTTGCAAGCCATTCATTTATATCTTCCTCAAGCCTATTAATTCGTGTATCGAAAAAAGTTTTTACTTGATGCTTCATTCTTTGTTCTCCTTAAAATAATTCTTTATTTCTTTAAGCAGCGCCGGGTATTCGATGTAGAATGGATCAATCTGCAACTCTGCCGATATCTCACCAAGCATATTACACATCAACTGCCCAAATCGCCAATCAGGTACCTTGTGCCACAATTCTGCGAGCGTTGCGCAAAATTCATCAATTCGGTTTGGATTTCTCATTCTTCCACCTCAATACCAAGTTCATCAAACAAATCTTCGACCACAGCTACCATACCTCTGAAATACCCAAGGTCATGTTGGCCCCACTTAGATAAATTTTCTTCATTATCTTTGAGGCGTTTCAAAGATTCTCTATTTCTATGCAGTTTTCTCTTCCAATATTTAATGTCAAGCGTATTGTTGGAATTCAGAGTTGAAGATACATCAGGCATAATGTCTATAGTCGTCAGAACTGCTTGTAAATCTATCAAATAACCTTTGTTGGTAAATATTATTGCGTTGCAATTGCTAATGTATTGTTTCAACGCTTCTGCGTCAATATATCTCTTGCTCATTCTTCTACCTCCACGCTCGGCGTCTCCACCTCAATGTTCGGTTCCCCAAGCTTTTCGCGAATACGGAGCAAGTCTTGATAGAATTGGTTCTGTTGTAATACCGCCATATTGTAATCTGCTTGTTTTTGTTTTTCTTCGTCAGTCCGTCTTATATAAGCATTACGTCTAGCATCATTCTCTAATTTATCTATGTACATATTTGCAATGTTCATCAAAATTGCAAAATCTCTAACCGACAATACTGTGCGTTTCTTTGTCGGTTTTGGTGCCGGCGGTGGTGTAGGTTTTCTGAATGCAGGTGGCGTCCAGTTCTTAGGCGTCTTCGGTATCTCGCCCTCGTACAATTTGCAAGAGTTCTTGTTTTCCTTATATTTTTTACAATTATTACGTTTTGTGCAACTATTACACGTAGTTTTAGGTTGATATCCATGCATTATTTCACCTCTGCTAAATCTTCTTCTTTGAGCCAAGTTATAACCCTCTTTCCTTGTACCATGGGAAAATCAACGAGAGCCTCTCCTGGTTTTACTTTGACTACCGTACCCAAAAACCCTATAAGGTCGTTTTCTTTTGTAGTAGCACAAACAGTTGCCCCTACTTTCAGAGAAAACTCGCGCACTATTTTCTTCCACATAGCTCTGCAACTAGGACAAATCGTTGGATTGGGTTCATTTTCAATAAATTCTCCGCACAGCAAGCACTCGACACCAGTTTTGGGTTTAATCCAATCTCCTAATATAGCAGTATGAGTCCCATCTTCATTATCTATTATTTCTTTAATTTCGTACATAATTTACCTCCAAAACACCAAGAACAATACAAACGTCGCAACAATCTGCACCACATGAATTGATTGATCTTGCACCAAATTAATCTTCATTTTATTTGCCTTTAAGTTATCCACAATAAAATGCACGGCGGCATTCATCAGAAACACAATGGCAAAACCAACTGTAATAGCAAAACTCATAGTGAAGGCAATCGGCATCATAACCATAAAGGCCCAGCTGAATGAGTGCATAATCAGCGCCACAACGTAGTCATACTTGTACAAATCCTTATACGACTCTTGCTTCTGCCACCACGCTTTTTGTTTCATACTTGCCAAGATACCTTGTAAGTAGTAATCGTCAACAATGTGCATGAATATCATGCTTAATAAAATAAAAATGTCCATAATATTACCCTAAATAATATCCCTTTTCTTTTGCTTCTTTCCATTCATCTGGCAACATATAAACTTCTTTTTCTTCAACGCGTCCATAACAATCCACTAATATTCGTGCCACGATCATAACTGGTTCGTCGAAGTGACATATAGTTGTTTCGTTAATAACCTCTTTAATATAATGTTCAAGTACATTCATAATCTCACTCCTTATACTTTTCCATCAGTGATTTCCTTGCATCTTTCGTCAATGTATTCAAAATAATCTCTTTTCAAGTAATAGTTCAATGCTTCGTGAAGCTCGTCATCTTCGGAAGCATCTGCTTTCAACCTTTCCACAAACCTTTCCGCCGTTTCCTTGCGTACTCGTTCTTCAACGGCTTTTATTGTTTTATCCCAATTTTCGATATGCTCTTCCCAAATCTTTCTTGTAACCACCACCGCATTTTTGGGGATTTTGCGATAATCTGCGTTGAAAAGTTCGTAAGCAATATCATCATTATCTATACGGACGTCGAAAGGTTCATACTTATCGGGATACCACTTTGTTCCGTATGTTTGCACTCTATCAATAATTTCGGTTATTTCTTCAATATGCTTTTGCTTATCCATTTTGTAGCTCCTTATTAAATAACTCTGCCACCTTACACGCCATTGATTTACTCTGTGTCCATAATGCAATTTGTCCGGTAGTCGTGAGATTAATTTTTCTCAAATACCAATTGTCGCAAGTGCCGTTGCAGTCATCGTAATCATACACAAGTGGAATGCTGATGCCATTTTCGTTCTGCACATACTTGCCAGTGAATGGGTACTCTCTTACTCCGTACTTTGCCCAACATCCAACCATATAGATTTTGGGTAGACTATCGAGATATGCTCTTGTTTTCGCTGTGTTTTTAAGAACTTTACGCATTGTTGTTACTCCTTAATAATTTTGTTGCGTTCGTATTATAGCATATTGTATTTTTTTTGTCAACTGATTTTTGGTGGTTTTTTGTAAAAAAATAAAAAAATATGGCGGTGACCCGAAACCAAATCGCCACCGCCTATACTTCCTTGTTAAGTCGCTGTCTTAACAAGATTTAAGGAGCATCTAATTCTTATGCTAATCAAACCAAAATTAATTTGGACAACTCGGCATAATCCATTTCTTCTTCAATATCTTTGCCTGGGATATGCACGAAAACTTCGTTATCTGCTTGACTTGACGTAAGAATGCCTTCAAGTACGGACAACACTGTTTTTACACCAAAATCATACACTTTCTTTTCATCGGGCGTCATATTTTCGCATATCTTTTCATCTGCTTCATCAAGCATATTCTTAATTACTTTAGGTATATTCAGCCCTATAAACATAATTTCATCCATAGTTGTTTACCTCATTAAATTTGGAGTAAAGTTTCGATACTGATAACATCTGCATTACTCATTTCATCTACGAGTTTACCACCATAAGATGCAAGATATTTTCTAACTTCCTTCTTAGTAGTAGCATCTGCGCCTTTAAATGCGTCACGAATTGCCTCTAGACGTTCGGCATCGAGTTTAACGAGCTTAGGTTCTTCAACTACTGATTCCTCGTCAAAAATATCGTCTTCATCAATACCATACATCTCATCTCCGGCGTGGGTTTCCATTTCAAATTTCATGTCTTCATCTGGTTCTTCAACTACAGGATTTGGTTTATTTTTAGGTGTAGTGGGTTTCTTTGTATTGGATGCGCCGTTCGCAGAATTAATAGCGTCCTTCAAAGCATTCAATAATTCGTCTGTGTCAAGCAACACTTCTTCCGCGATATTTTCCAGACGGCTCTTACTATCTGCGGTATAAGAATCATCACGGAATTTAACTTTTCTAGATTCAGATACAACTCTAGTGATAGTTTTCTTCTCTTTTGTAATAGGATTTTCTTTTCCAATTTCTTGCTGAGTAAGAGTTCTATCAATATATGCGATACCTATAGCGTGTGACTTATTTCGAATTGCGGCAAAATATCTCTGAGACATATTTGTCGTAATCATATCATACGTTTCGCCGCTGAAAGCGTCATCATTCGAACGGCGCTTTACATGGCCGGTATACCAGCATCCAACTCCAACTTTACGGAGTTTGACGAGCTGGTTAATTACAATCTCAATTAATCGATCTTGCCCTTTCATAAATCCGCCTTCTGCCGCATTAATTGTGGAAGCTGGCTTAAAATTCTTTTCTCCCATATGTTCTTGGTTGTAGAGTTTTACCAAATATGGCTCGCCAATTTCGAATAAAGCGTCGATTGTATCGAGAATTACAACTTTCAAATTCGGATATTCTTCGTCTTTATTTTTAATAATATCATTGGTAACTTCAAGGAACTTCTTGAAAGTCTCAGTTTGTTCTGCTACAACCCCATTAATGTATTCGCTTCCCCATTCCGACCCAATGTCTAAAAGCAAATATCCATCCTCTCCGAATTCTTTTTCTGCCATTTTATAAATAGTTGACGTTTTACCAATACCGGGCTCGCCAAGAAGCCCAAAAATTAATCTGCTTAAATCAGCACTAATTACATTTTTCTTTCCATATGCCATAATAATTTCTCCTTTTATTCATTAATCACTTTGTATTGTTGGGGCGAAGTTAGGCTCCGCCCCTTATAGTTTCCATTAGATTTCGTCTTCGTCATCAAATACATTCACTACTTCTTCTTTTGGCTCATCTTTGCAAGGAACTTTTGTGAGATCAGCCTTTTCAAACGCCGTTTCTTTGGCCCCACCAGACACATAGCCTCTTGCCAAGTCTGTAATTCTAATCTCGGTTTTCTTGGCCCCGTATACAGATCCACCCATATCCTT